TACCGCCGCGCTAAGGGGGATCATGCCGCCTTCTGTTGCGATAACAAGGTCGCCGCCCGCCTTCATAATGGCATTCATGCCCATAGGAGGGGGCACTTCGTAAATACCCACTAGGCCGATGTTAGCAGCACCTAAATCGCCCTCATAAATAGCTATTTCTCCTTCTGTGGTGACAATCACCAACTTGTCATCTAGCCCAGAACCGCTATCTTGCGACCATGTAGATGTAAACAGAACAGAGCCACCTTTTCCAAACACGCCTTTTAGGGTTAGGGTTGATGCTGCCCCGCCTATTGAATCAGATGCTAGGTAATGAATGTCTAGGGTTCCGCCTTCGACAAAAACCAATTTATTCCGGTATACGTTTACGTTGCTGAAAGCTTGCAATATGGACGTAGCAAGGCCAGTTATTGACGTTCCCGCTGAAACGTCCGTAACTTGTAGCCATGTTGAACCATCATAAAGCTGAGGATAATTATCACCATTAACGCAGTACATGTAATTTCCACCAGATGTGGAGAAATTCACACTTGAATAATATCCTGATGTCTGCCCTGTAACGTCAGCCGTTGGGGCTACGTCTTTATCCGCAGGCGTTGTAATGTCATAAATACTGTCAACGTCCGCTGCGAATAATTCTCTTGTCGTACCCCCGATGTATGGCATCATAGACCGGACAGGCTCCGCATTAGAATTGTCGATTGTTGCGAACCTTGGGGAACCGCCGCGTAACTTAATGCCGCGTAACGTAGGCGTCCAATTCTCTAGCAACTGGGCTGTGGCAGGGCTTGACATAGCCACATTTTCAGAAGTGACCCATCCCTTGTTTGGAGCGGGAAAACCTTTTGATTGTGCTTTCTGCCTAACATGTGGCGGCACTGCTTGCCTAGCTACAGCCGTTCTCATTATCCACCCACTATAGTTGGGTACGCTCTATTTGCGTTGCCTAGTCTATATTTGCGCCCGCTTAAAGTCGGTTTGGACCCCTTATCCGTGCCCATGAGATACGTTTTATGAAGTTCGTAGCTCTGCAAATCTTCAGCGTACGGTTCACCCTTCTTCTGTTTCCATTTCCAGACCAACCCCAAATATAACAGCTTTTCGTTCAAAACAAATGTGTCGTCGTCCGCCGTAAATCCGTTTTTATCCGCGCCTGATGCTGGTGAAACGTATTGGTTAGATTTATAGAAAAACTTTGCTGTTTCCGTCGCGGTCATAATGGGCAAGATGTGTATTGAATTGCCAAATATGATCCAATTTCCATTCACAAACGTATATGGAACCACCTGGTATTCGAGCCATTCATTAGGGCTTGTGATGTGGTTAAAAGCCCACGTCCAACGGCTTGACCAGATATCAGACCCCGCAAGCATTTCTTTATAATCAGATGGGAGGGCTTGCGCCTCAGTAGCCCCGTCGCCTGTTATTGTCTCTTGCTTGGTGAGGTATTGCCAAGAATAACACTCTACAATATCGGTTGAAACTTCGTCGATTAGCGCCTGCATCTCCAACATGTCGCGGGTCGTTGACGTATAAACAGCGTCGGGCTGCTCAATGCCGATCTTCAATGCAACGTCTTTAACAACGGATAAAATGGTCATGCAAGCGCCTTAAAATTATGCTGCTTCTTGGTTTAGCAACTCTGTGAGTTTCAATTTTCCAGCCTTGTGGTGATACGAAATGCCCGCTTCATCACATTGCCGCTTTAAGTCCTCGACTTCAGGATCGAAAGGCTTAGATGCTTCTTTTTCTTCCAAAAGTTCGGCCATAGCGTCCATGCGTCGTTGCATTTCAGCCATTTTCTCCTCTTGAGCTTCAGCCTTTTGCACTGCTTCTGAACTCTCTAGCCCTTTAAGCACTTTCAATGCCTGATTGCGAGTTTTGCGCACATGCGGCAATTGAACTTTATCGCACTGAACGTCAGTCATTTCCGACAACGCTTCAACTGTAGTGATCCCGCTTTTGGACAAAACAGAAATTGCGGCCTTATTTAATGCGGTCATAACAGACAAAGGCGTTCCATCAACTGCAATCGTTTCGCCCTTTAGAAAAGCTTCATATCCTGGGCGAATTTGATCCCAAATATAATTCATATGGTTCGCTTTAGTGCTGCTTGTTGAGCCAAGAACCTTATCATTAGGGATAAGCCGCCTAACAGCTTCGCAAGTTTGTGTATTTTGAACGCTATGTGACGGGGCATATTTAACCCAAACATCATCAGTCGCAACGCCGTCTTTTATGCGCGTTTCGTTCCAAAACTCCAAAATTACAATTCTAGGTTGATCGTTCATATTTTATTCTCCATGGAGGGGGTTAGAGGGGGCCGTAGCCCCCTCATGTTGTTTATCGTGGGAAACAGCAGATAATCTCTTTGGCTGAAGCATCATCGGCATAAGCACAAACCGCGTCTGTTACCGCGCCAGAAACATCGAGTGTTCCATCCGTTGCACCAACAGCGGTTAGGGCGTTGCCATCAGCACCAGCAGTCAACGCGATTGAAAGAGTTGCTTTGCCAGAAATCTGAATCCATCCATATTCACCGTCACCAGGGGCTGACATAAGCACACCAGCGCCAATATTAACGCTGTCTGAAATATCAGATGTGACAACACTGTCTTGAGAACCACCAGCAAGGTAATAATAAGCTACCTGGCCAATAACAGCGGCAACCGAACCCGCGCCCGTATCATAGAGAACGAACTTGTATGCCTTGCCATCTGGGGCTTCATAGACATTGCCAAGGCCCGGATTTTTGCCAGATTCAGCGGAATTACCTACCTCTGTGGCGGTATAGACTTGATCTAGTTTTGCACCAACAATTTGCATAATTTTAACTCCTTATGCGTCGTCGAACAGGATACCCTGTAGGTCGCGATTAGAACAAACAAGGTTACCCATCCAATAGAACGGAATTACAACCGCATCTTGGTTGATTGGGCGCTTATCGTCGTCTTGCGTCCATTGGGCTTCTTTGTGTTGGTTGAGGTATAGATAATCAGTATTCAAGAAATACGCAGTCTCAGCAGTTGTTGAGAAGTTTGTATTGTCATCAAATACGACATTAGCTGATTTGTACTTCATTGTTTGGAAGCCGACTTTTGCCAAGTCAGAATCCATATAGCGTTGAAGCTGTTGTTGGCCGATCTCATACAATGAATACATATCATGAGACATGACGATCAAATCAGGCTTATCAGCACCGCGAACCTGAGACAACCAAAGTTGGTTCATGTCCGCCCGCATTGACAATGAGTTCGCTTCTGTTGGGGTGGCGGGGAGGTTAGTCCCTGTCATTTCCTTGAACTGGTTTTTCCAGAATGTGAACGTTGAAGAATCAATGCCGCCTACTGTACCAGTGCCAGCTTTTTGGATGATGTTAGCCAAGCCGCCGATTTGGTTGGACAACGTACCGTCTGAATACAAATCAACTGAGAAGTTGTTTGCCGCAGTTTTAAGCGCATTGGCTTTCTTGGTTTTAACCAAGTTAATCATTTGCTCTTTGCCAGCGTTTTGACGTAGCTCACGGCCTGAAGATACAACATGCAACGCGATTTGCGCCCAATCGTACTTGGCAGAGGTTACAACGTCAGAAGCGTCTGTGTTCAGAGTTTCATAGCCGCCATAGCGTTGATACGTGTCGTTCTCAGCATATTCTAGAGGGATCTGGATTTCATACCCGCCACCTAGATTTTTGATTTTGCCCTTCTTTTTCATAACGTTTAGAAGCGCGTTGTTGTTAGAAACGTTGTCAGCTACATCTGTCGCGGCATTGCGCAGAGTAGTTGATACCATTTCCGTAAATACACTTGATGGGATAGCCATCTGTTAGCCTTTCTTTTGGGCATTATCGTAAGCCGCTGCCAAGCTTTCTTCTTCGGTTGGCTCTCTGGCTTTGCCCGTTGATGTTGATTTGACATTTACAGAGTTGGCCGCTTTCTGATCGCGTACGCGCTTGCCATTATCAGCAGGGGCGGGAATTGCCGCTGCAACTTTGGCACGTAATGACGGGATCATATGCACTGACATGTCATAGGCTGACGCTAGAATTTGATCATTCGTTGCGCCCTCCCCTAACTCTGCTTTTGCCGTATTGATTGTATG